TGTCCTAGTGTCGTAGATATAAACATACCCTGCACTCTTTATGGACATTACCATTGGGATAGGCAACTCTGCATCGCCTTTGTTTATAATCCTGCTGTCCTCTTTGCCAGGCTCTTCTGCCCGTTCAGCGTCCCTCACCATTTCCTCCACCAACTTCTCATCTACTAAATCTGCCATTTGTGTCCTCCTTTGCTTTCGCAAGTTCCCGTTTTCTTAATTAACTCCTGCCAGTTCTTTCTTGTCCACCTGCCCAAACACCTTTACATGATTGGCTATATCTATGAGTTCCCCCACAGTATGCACTATGTGTATTCTGCCGTTGCCTCCCTCTGCTCCACCCAACACCCTAATCTCCTCTTCCTTGAAGGCTTTAGCTAGCCCCATATCGTCCCAATAGTCAACGAGCTTATCACCCCTAACCACGGTCAATATCCTGTATCTATGCCACCCTCTCGACATTGGAGATTGCAAGTTAACCTCAGAGAGATTAAAGCAAGGCTCGTCATTGAGGATATAATCAGTCCCGCCTCTCATCATTTAACCTCGATAAACTTATCCAGCACCATAACGTGAGAAGGCTCAATGTTAATGTCTGCGAGTACAACCTTCTCAAAGACTACCTCGGTTTCCTGATTGAGCAACTCGGTGAAGTTCGCCTCGAACTCAGTCCAGCTTTCACTATCCTTTTCAACAACCAGTTGCCCTTCCTTTCCGATAACCCCATACTTCTTTATCAAGCCAGTACGCACATCATTAAACGCTTTAAGCTCATTATCCAGCTTAACCGCAAGTTTAGCGAGAGCATAGCTGGTCTTGATAGGGAACTTCTCCTCAAGCAAGCTCTTTAGTGGCTCTATCGCCTCTAGGATTTCCTTGTTTGTTAACTTCATAAACCTCCTTTATTTTAGAGAGGGGGGTATTATCCCCCCTCAAAGTCACCTTAGCTTACAGAGTCAGTCAGTGCTATATACCTAGTCGTGCCCCTCATATTTACCTTAATCCAGCCAGTCGCACCCGTAACAATCCCAGGCGTACCAGTAAGCGATACTGCGGTAGCCTCATTCCCGTCAAAGTAGAATATGGCATTTGTGGAGTCTGCCGAGTACATATGAATTAACGCATCGGGGCTAGTGTCCCCGTTGACTGTAATATCAAGCATATAGTATGCCCCTGATGCAACAGCCTGGTCAAGATGGGTGTCAAGCCAGAGACAGCTAAGTGCAGCAACCGAGGTATATGTGCCTCCATCGCCTATCAAGTTCCATTGCGGCCCACAGTTTATACCAGAGCCATTCAGCGTTCCCTGATTGATGAAACTATTAACATGGGAAGTCAAGTACCCCGCCGTTGGAGTGTATCCAGACGCAATGTAGAAGTTATTGTATATGCCTCCCATCGCATCACCAGCGAAAGTCCCTGTGCATTGAGTAGTAGGCTGTATAGCATAATGCGTTCCCTCGGTAGCAGTATACTCAGCCTTGAACTCTGCGGCATAACCAGAACTTATATCATGGTTATGTATCTTCAGGTCGCCCTGATGAACTTCCAGCCTGCCCGCTCCCGCCGTTCCTGAAGTTATCTTGAACCTTGGAGAGCTTGCATCGAAGTCGAAGTAATTGCTTGCAGGCGTATCCCCAAACAACCTCACATCATTCCCATCAGATGATAGGGTAAACCTCAATGTCTCTATGCCATCGTAGTAGGCAGACATATAGCCATTGATAATATCCCTGTGCCACCCTGATTTAATCGCCCCTGCGTTCTTTGCCATTCTTTATCCTCCTAAAAGTACGTATCCGTACAGTTGATTTTAGTGGGGATTGTTAGGCACAACCCCCCAAAGCCTATTGCACTATACAGTCCAGTCACGATTAGCTTTCATAAGAACGTAATCGCACTTGAAGTCCTCTGTGGTTGAAGTGTTAGCTTTGTTCCCAACCACTCCGATGATAGCCATGTCGGTTGAAGTAGAGGCGGCTCCCGCCACGGTCTGCTTCAGCACACCGTCAATGTACCATCGTGCCGTGCCATTAGGGTCTACTTCCAGCCTTAGTATCTGGAACTCGCCCGCAACAGCATCGTCGTCAGCATCAATAGCGGTGGACGTAGTTTCGCCAGTGGTTGTTCCACCGACATAAACCATGTGCCAGTCCTCAGCATCGGTCAGTTCCGAGCAAAGGTAAAAGCCGCAAAGGTCAGATGCAGTATAGGTAATCGTGGTAGTAGCCCCAGACAGGACATCATCTTCAAGGGATATGTCGTCGCTGTTTACGTCGCTCAATCCAAAGAAGAAGTCCTTGGTATCCAGGTCTACAAACAATACCCTTGCTTCTGCAATTATCGTTCCCATCAAAGCGGCATCGAACATCAACGACGTAGTAAAGCCACAAGCGTGCTTGTCCTCATCAGTAGCGATGAAATGCCCTACTCCGTTCAATCCGTCCGATTCGAGGTTGATTACACCTGAGTCGCTCTCATCCAGCCCATCCCCGATTATCCTCAATTCCCCTAGCCTGTCCGTAGTCGCTGTCAAGGCGACAGGAACTTCAGCTCCAACAAAGTCCTCAAAGATTTCGATTCTTCCTTTTCCTGATTGTGCCATTCTTTTTTCTCCTTATCTTAGCCTATTGTCTCCGCAATATAACTAGATTTATTTCCCTAACTCGTAGGCGAGGTTGCATCGCTGTAAAGCTCATACACCCAATTCCCCGAACTCCGTTCCCCATACGCATACTCATCGTAGTAGTATATGCCCGTTGCTCCACCACCAGTCTCAGGCAATCTCTTGGTTTCAACCCACGCAGACTTGCCCTGCACCATGACAATACCTTCTTTGGCGAAAACTCCGCCCTTAGCATCGTCACTAGAGTCTATGGTGATATTGCCATCTTCATAGAGCTGTGCGCCTGCAATCATGCCCCTGAAGCCTTCCTTGAATACCCTGGCCGTCAGTCCTTCCGCTATTGGATAAGTGCCCACACCAGCCAGAAGTTCATCGGTTATGTCCTTGATTTGATACCCATGCAAGACACACCTGAAAGGCGGATTGCCTGGCTCGGTTGAATTGCCGCTTATGCGAGATGTCCCTGCGCTGACATATCCTGAAGTCAGCGTGCCTCCAGCACCACAAAGAGAGATGGTTGCTCCATCAAGGACGGTAAGACCATCTTGGTCTTTCTTACGCTGAATAGCGTTCTGCGCTAGTGAGCCAGTCTTGGAGTATGCGTTCTTGGACAATACCCTCGCAACCCTGTCAGTAACGACAGTGTATATGCCGACTATCGTAGGAGTGATAGTCAGCAAGGCATCGGACATCTGTTGAGGATTATCCAGTACCGTAGTTTCAGTAACCGCCTGAGCAGTCAATTGAGCATACGTTACCTCATTCCATGCAGTCCCAACGCCTTCGCCGAGAGTAACCTTATCTACCAGTTGAGGCATTACGCCTTCGTTTTCTCTTATAATTCTGCCTGAAGCGATCAGGGTAGGGATACTATCCGCTAGTGCTCCAGTAGTCGTGTTTCCTGTTGCCATATAATTAAACCCCCATTAGTTTATTTGCCTTATTCATGTTCTCCTGAGTGTAAGGCAGGTCGCCTTTCCCAAACTTAGTCAGGAAATCATTGCCACTTAACCCTTCATTGCTTGGAGAATCAATCCCACCACCTGTCAAGCCATGAGCCTTTAACTGCTTCTGCAAGGCTAGGGTTATCCTGTTCTCATCTTCCTTTCTGCCCATTTCTCTGAGAGCATCAATAGTTTCCTGCGGGTTGCTTTTGTTATAAGCATCGGCAACTCCAGGACTATCAGGAGTCCACCCTCGCAATTCTAGCATTGCTTCACACCTCGCCCTTTCAGCAGGATATGCTTGCTGTGGGGCTTGAGCAGGTGTCCGAGCCAGCGTAGCCGCCTCAGCCTGTCTCTTCTGTTGCAATGCATCATAGTGCGTAGAAATTGGCTGTGTAGGCACGACCTCTTCGCCCTTAATAAGACCGTAGACATCATGCATCATTGCACTAAGTTCTTCCTGTTGCAGCCGTACACTATCAATCGCTTCCTTTTGCCCCTTGGCTTGTTCCAATTCTGAACTTAACTTAGAAATAGCTCTGTCTTGGCTCTTGGCTTTCTTTTCCCAATCAGTTTGTTTTGAAACACTTTCCGCTTCAGGCTCAGACTGTTCGCCCGCTGGTTCTTCAACTTCCTCAGCAGGAACTTCACCCTGTTCCTCTAACGGCTGTCCTTCTTCTAGCTCGTCCATAAATCCTCCTTCACTGTTTTCATAATATCATACTTTTAGGAAATTTCATACTTTACGTCATAAGCTGTCCTCCAATAGCT